CCACTACATCGATGGCGTACTGGGTGCTTTGTCCGGCCCACAGATTCGCACACCGCTTGAGTGACTTTTCGTACATACCACGGTCTTGGTACGTGACAGCCGTCATCATCTCTTCAGCCTGGCGAAGTCTTTTCCGCTCCGCTTCCGGCTCGTAGAGGTATCCCGTCACTGCGTTGTACGCAAGAAGGACCTCTTCCACGATGTCGTCTGAATCGACCTTCCCCCTCGCCTTTTCAGATGCCGTCAGAAGGCTCTGAGCGGTCGATACAGCCTCTTTCCCTATCTCGTGGTATTCCCGGTCATTTAACTCCACAAGCCGCTTGTATTGGGCCTTTGTCTTCTTGGCGGTCGTGACCACGTTGAGTTCATCGAACCCCGTCACCAGGAGGTAGTTGAACTCTTGCCGGATCTTCTTCTTCAGCTTCTCTATGAACTTATCTGTCCTCTGATACCGATTCATCGGTTACTCCATCTTCGGTGACTTCTTCAATCGGATTCCACTTCGCAAGCGATTCCTCGTAGTAGGCGTTCGACATCTGATACGCGCTCTCCGGGTCGGAGAACATACCGCAGTGTTCAAACGCGAGGAGCGGAGCGATCTTCGGCTGCTGCAGCATGGACACAAGCACCTGGGCCTTGGACTGGATGTTCTCGTAGTTCCTACGGGTGAACTTCATGTCGATGTCCTTGAGCATGAGGTCAACCCCGGCAGCTTCTCTGAGGATCTTCAGCACGATCTTCAGCATATTCTTCTCAGACCGCTTGAACATATGCTCGTAGGCCTTCGCTCTCGCCTCCGTCTGCGCCCAGCCGTCTCTGAGGAGAACAGCGGAACCAGTAGAACTGGTAGCCGTGCCGCCGTTGCTCCGGTCCGGCATACCAGTGATCGACAGGATCGCGTCGTAGCAGTCGTCCTTTAAGGTCTGAGTCTGAGACTGGTTCAGTTCGTTGGCCACGACATCCACGTCGGCTTGCTTACCCTCGGTGGACGAGACCTTGATGGCCCCCATCTCCCGCAATGCGTCAAAGTCTTCCGCAGTGATATCGCAGTTTATGAACTTGATGAACGCCTGGACCGTCTGCTCCACGCCGTCCATCCTGTTCGATTCGATGTCGTTGATGGTGTCGAGAAGCGGCAGTACGACCTCGAAGGCTCCGAGTCTTGCTTTATTCGCAGGGTACTCGATGATCGGGATCATCCCGAGCGGGTTCGGCTCGACATAGTCCACCACCATGTCGGTCATCCTGTAGCAGAGATCCTCGGTATAGATGGTGTATTTCTTGTAGTCGCCGTCCTTGTAGTACGTTCCCGCCATCATCGGCTTGTGACCAATGCCAGCAGAATAGACCACGAAGGTGAACCGCGGGTCCAGCGTGTACATCTCGAACGGGGACTCGTCCGTCTCCGGCTCATAGGCAGCGTCCGGGAGGACCATCCTGTAGGCAGTTCCGCATACAAGGCCCCACTCCACGATCTCCTGGTCCTGTGGGGCTTTGTCCTCTGCGAACATCGCCTCATTCAGAGCAGAGATCTTCGCCCCGGTCTCCTCCACTTCAGAGCGCGGGACGTACTGGATAGGCTCACCGCAGATATAGCCCTCGTAGAAGGACACGATCTCGTTGGCGCGGTTCTCTACGACCCTATTGCAGATCTCCGGCCTTACAGTCTTTACTCTGTCCAAGATCGGTTGCTTGCCCTTGTAGTAGTTCCACAGGTACCTGGTGTCGTCCGCATTCTTCTCGTGGGTCTGCATGGCGTCTTCGAGGACTTCAGCGATGTTTTCCCTCGTGATCTCCGTCTTGCTCGTGTAGATCACCTTGCGCCCGAACATTCGCCTCGGAACTGGTTTATTCTTTTCGTCGTACTGGTTATTTGGCATTGTCGACCTCAAGTAAAATGAAAAAAGCCCGCTTGCGTAAGCAAACAGGCTCGAACATACTTATAGCTTCTCTTCGTATCATATCATGGAAATCTGTCCATGTCACAATAAAATATTATCGTCTACCATGGCCGAGCAAAGACCTCGACCTTTTGCTTCACATTGCCCTGGACGAACTCGGCAAGCATCGCCATAGCGTCCGGCACGTCGTCGTGCTTGTTCCGGCCCATCATCGTGTACGAGGTCAGCCAGTTCAGCATGCCCTTGTACTCTTTGTTGCCATCGCTCTTGAACAGGAAATGGTCCTTCACGTACGGAGAATTGACAATGATCTTCGTCTCCTTGTTCGCCGTGGTGAACTTGGTCGTGATGTGGGTCACCCCGCCCTTCTCCTTGACTTCCTTTTGCACCTTCTCGGCGATCTTACCGCCAGCACTGTTCGACTCGAACCGACACAGTTTGACCTTATGCCGCAGAAGGATCTCCGCAAGCCGTGCCTCGACCAGTTCCGGCTTGGAGTTGTCGCAGATGACGTCCTCGATATAATAATCTTCGCCATACTGGTAGGCAATCGGCATCACGCAGTAGTCGTCGCCACGGTCTTTGGTATCGCAGATCGCCCAAACAGTATCGGGATCTCCATCCGGGAGGTCGAAATACCGCCGCAGTTCGTCCTCCGCATACAGCTGCCCTTCCCGCTCTATCGGCTCGTTCATGTACAATGCGCGCCAGGATGCATCGTCCATGATCTCCCGCTGTTCAAGCAGTGTCTCTGTAGTGTATCCTACACCGAACCTGTAGTCGAACCTGGACTCGTCATGCTCGTCTAATGCCGGAACTGAAATAAACATCGCTCTTTCGGAAGTCTCATACTGCCTTTCCAGCCTTCCAACAATGTCATGAACCGACCACCTCGTAGCTATGTGGAGTTCTTTGCACTTCTCGCCCAGCTTACGTTGCCTCAGGTCAGAAGTATAGGTCTCCCATAGTTTATCGAGCCGCTCCTTCGATAAAGCGACCTCTATGCCGGATACAAGGTCATCGCAGTACAAAAGCTGTGTAGCCCTGTACAGACCAGCATTGCCGGCACCTATGGAGGTGAATTGGAGAGAATCAAAACGCTTCCGCTTAAAAAGGTCTATACGGCAGTCTTTCGCATTCGTGTTGACGATTGGCACATTAGGAAAGATCTCTTTGTATCTGTACTCGTCGCTTGTGAGCAGTCTGAGGCACTCGTCATACGCACCTCTGATAAAGGCATTCGAGTGAGATCCAGTCAGTATAGGGTCCTCAGGGTTCCTCCCGGCAAGCCATGTAATGAAGAAGAACGCCAGCGTGGACTTTCCGGTCCCAGGCGGGAGTGAGATCCCCAGTATGTCCAGCTTGTCGTCGGCCAGCAGCTGCAGCGCGTCGATGATCGGGTCGAGTTGCTTCTTGCGTGGCAGATAGAACCGCCTCTTTGTCGGCCTGTTCCACTCCATCGCCTGGAGATAGCACCTGAAGTCGGCCCTCGCATTCTCGGTGACCACGTTCATGTTGACCTTGTGCAGTTCAAAGATCGTGGCCTCCGGGGCCGTCTTCATGGCGTGGCGTATCCTCTTCGACAGGTCGTTCAGCAGATGCCGCTTGTCATCCATCTGACACGCAAGCCCGAAGTAGTCCTTGTACACCTGTGGGCTGTACGGCGTCTCGGACATCTTCTGCTCTATCTTTTCAAGCAGATCATCAAACATCCTTGCCCTCCGCCCCGAGGATGATCTTGCCAAGCAAGGTGATGCACCGCAGCGTCATGTCGACCGCAAGAACGATAAGTGTCCAGGTCGGCGCACCCAGGTAGCCCAGGAGCCATACCATAATGATGTCTATCAGCATTCTTCCACCTCGTATTCCTTCAGTTCAGCCTTCATTCGTTCTTCCTTCGCCACGTCCTTCTTCAATCGGTTCGCCCTGCACCACTCGCATCCGCCGTGGTTGCGGCAATGCAAAGACACAGCCTTCGCTCCGAAGTATGGCTTCCTTTTCTCTTTCCCGCTCTTTATCGCTTTGTCCAACATCGGAAACCTCCAAAAACGAAAAAATGCGTATCCTCTGCAGCGAATACGCACCTTGTGACGATGATCGGAATCGAACCGAAATAAAAGGGATATCCCAAAGGCTTTACCATAAGCTACATCGTCATAAACTGAAAAGACCCTTGCGGGCCTCTCCAGTAGGAAAATAGTTGCAACCACGTGTTGAAAGTGGGTGTGAATTTATTTTAGCATCAATGTTTTACTCTGTCAAGATTGGCTTGTGCTTGCCCTTGACCCAGCCCATATCACCGTACTTGTAGTAGCCTTGGTAGGTCTTCTTGTTGTTGATGATGTGGGTCAGCGTCCCTGGAGCGAACTGACCGCCGCGCTGGGTCTTGACGCCCATCTCTTTGAGTTTCGCGCAGATGGCCCTGTATCCGACTCCGTCATCGACCATCTTGAAGATCATCCTGACGGCCTTTGCCGCTTCCGGGTCGATGACAAGTTCGCCGTTAACGACCTTGTACCCGAACGGAGCGGACCCACCGCTGTAGCCGCCCTTTGACGCCTTGATCTTCCGGCCACTGCTCGTGCGCTTGTTGATGTTCTCTCTTTCCATCTCAGCTACGCAGATCGTGAAACTCTCCAACATATGCGAGAACACTCCCATCTTGCCGAAGTCTTCCGTCACGCTGATAAGTTCGATATTCTTCTTGCGGAGCATCATCTTGTAGTAGAAGTACACCTCGATGTCTCTCGCTACACGGTCGCTCTTGCCGACCACGACCTTCTCGACCGGCGGGTTCGCTACATCGCCGTAGATGATCTCGTCGAAGCCCGGACGCTCATACGCCCCGCTCTCGCCCTTGTCGACCACCCAGTCGATGATTTCCCAGTTCTCCTTCTCGCAGTATGCGACGATGTCCGCACGCTGCGCTTCAAGTCCGTACTTGTCCTCTGCCGCCTGGCGGTCGGTGGACACCCTCATATACCCTATGACCTTCATATTCAGATCTCCTTTCTTGCCTCGATTATAACATACCGTTGCAATACTCGTCAAGAAATTGTTTTGACAATCGAAGCATTTTAACGGAAATGTATAGGCTATGCATCCTGGCAATGTGTTTCCCCGGGGTTTCACTTTCCTCCGATAAAGCAAACTGCATATTCGCATTACTCGGTATGCAGATAACGTGCATAGTGTGCATAATCAGCTATGGCAGAGCGCAAGATCCCCTGCCGGGAAGGCCCGCCGGAGATCATCACATGGCAAGTGTGGACCTACAGGAGGCCGAAACAGGATGCGTAAGCCCCTATATACACTCATAGGGCTTGTACTCCTTCCGCCCAGGGCCTCCGATCCGCAGAGGGTTTTATTTCCCGCTGCCGGAAGGCGCGGAAGGAATTTAGAGCCTTTTTAATTTTGGGGTGCTCGAGGGGGTCTCCGGGCCCCGGGATCGGGGCGGGCATATAGCCCCCGGGCGGGGCCGGCAGCGTGCCGGGGGCCGTCGTCCGGCGGGGTGTATCCACCCGCCAGCAACGGCGGATATTCCAACGGCGGGCGGGCCTGGCGGCCGTTGCTTATATGGGGCTGGGATCTCGGCGGGGCCGTTGAAAAATTCAAGAATGAGATTGCGAAAAGCGTTGACATGCCGTTGAAATAGTGTTAACATAGCATCGGGAAAGCAGTTACAACCGCCGCCCCTTTTCACGCGGGCGGCACGTGGCCGGGGTTGCGATCCCCGGAGAAAGTGAGTACAACATGAGATACAACGCAACTATCGCCGCCGTGCACAATGGCCGCACGGACTTAGAAAACAGACTTGCCGCAATCGAAATGCGGCGGCATGCCAACGGGGGCAAGATCGCACGTTGGTATCGTGACAACGCCCGCATAATTGACGGGGGCAAGTTGCCAACTATCGCACATGAAAACAGCAAGTTGAAAGACACGAACGAAATAGCTTTCCTGATTTGGAATTTGCCCGCAATGATTACATGCCCGGGCGCAACCGCCGATTGTATGCGGAACTGTTACGCAAGAAAAGCGGAACGGTTCGAAAGCGTGCGCCGATCCCGTGCCCGTAACCTTGCGTGGGCACGCCGTGCGGATTTCGTCGACGCAATGACAGCGGCATTAAATGACAAGTTATTCACGAAAGCGGGCAAGCTGCGCAAGCCGTACAAGGGCAAAAAGGTTGTGTTCCGTGTTCATGAGTCCGGGGACTTTTTCGGCAAGGCCTATATTCGTGCGTGGTTCGAGATCGCCCGCCGTTTCCCTGAAATACAGTTTTTCGCCTACACGAAATCTTTTAAGATTTACGCCGCTGTAATCCGTGAATGCCCGGAAAATTTCACTATTAGGGGTTCGATATGGGCGGACACGGCAACCGATGACATTAAGTTTATAACCGATAACAACATGCCGTATTATACAGCGGTTCCGGCGGATATGCTGTTAGACACGCTTGCAGCGGTTGCGAAATCCGCCGCATGCGATTGCGAAAGCGGGTGCGGGGCGTGTCATTGCATGTGCGCATGCAAGGCGGCGCAAAACATATTTGCAGCGATCCACTAAACCCCGCCCGCCCGGGGGATGCAATCGGGGGCGCAAGCCCCCGCCGTTGCGGCGGTAAATAGCTACTTAAGCCGCAAGCGTGCCGGGCTATATGTCCGGCGGTGTAGGAAATCGTAAAAGGGCCCGCACGGGGCCGGATAGGGGGAAATCAGGAAAGATATGTATATCACAACAAACAGCGGCACGGCCCGCATTTACGCCGCACGCCGCCCGGACATTTTAAGCGAAACATACACCGCCGAAATTTGCGGCAAGTGGTACGCTTTCGGGAAAGCGGTTGACTATCACGGGGTAGGCCGTGACGGGGGCAAGGCTTGTCTTTATGCCACGGCGGCAACCGTCGAAACGATCCAATTAATAGCAAGCCCGTGCCCGTCATATGCGGCGGCGGTTAGAAAAGCCCGCCGGGCCGGTATGTATCTAGGCGAACTATTATAGTTCGCCCGCCGTGGCGGCGGCGCAAAACAGGCACCTAGGCCGCCAGCGTCGGCCCCGCGTGGGCCGGGCGTGCACCTATACAAGCCCCAAAACGCCGATTTAAGCGGGGTTTAATCGGCCGGGGCAAAATACCACACCCGCCGTAAATCCGCCCGCCGTGGGCCGATTTTGGCGGGGCTGGCCAGCCGTCGGCCGTGGCCCGCCGGGATCTTTTCCAGCCGTCGCCCCGTGGCCCGCCGGGCAGCGTGGGCCGTGGCGGGTCCGCCGTGGCCATTGCTGGCCGCCCGGTTCGGCAAAACGGCCCCGGCCGGGGCGGCCTGGCCGCTGGCGGGTCGTGGTCGGGGTCCCTAAAACGGGCTTTCTGCCCTTCTGCACCTTCTGCAAAATTTTTGAGAAGTCGCCTTCTGCGACAGAATGAGAGGAGTTTACAAATGTATTATCTCATGAACCACACCAACACCGACCTGTTCGCCGATGAACTCAAAGCCGCCACTAGGGCCGAGGCCCTGGCCGCCGGGATCTCCGACTATCTGACATGGCCCACCGAGGAGCGCAGGCACTCCGAAAGTGTTTCTGTCGTGGAGTGCGAAAGCCTTGACGACTACTTCCGCCACGGGTGCGCCTGGTCCGCCGAGATCGCTGGCGGTGCCATTCTGTGGCCGTCGCTGGTCAACGTCGGGCGGCTGGTCCAGCGAACCCACCACTACGCCGGGGACTGCTGGGCCGTCCGCTATAACGAGGATTGGAGCCACGACTACGGCACCGTCGCCGACGGTGACAACGGATTTCTGCGGGCCGTCAAGATGGCACTCGGGGAAAAGCACCACGAGATCGCCTATGTGAGTTCCGACGACGACTACACCCACGACGTGGTCGACCTGGCCCCGTGGCTCGAGTAGCCCGATGGTCGACCGGGCGACCTAAAAAAGCCGTCAGGCTCGGAGCGTCCCGCCCTCGTGGCGGGGGTCGGAAAATAGTCAAAGGCCCTTCTAGGGCATGAGAGGAGAAAAATCATGGAAATGAGAATTATGTGGGAAGCACTTGTCGAGAATTACTTTCACAAATGGACGGCCGACGGCGTCACCCCGAGCCATGCGAGCGAAGGTGCTGTCAGGGCGTGGCTGGATGACGAGGCCAGATGGACGGATGCCGACCGTCGCTTCCTCGGGGATCTTGGCGAGGACGACCTCGCCGAACTTTCTGCGGACATCGCCGAACGCGTCCGGGATGAACTCGGCGAAACCCTCGCCGAGGAAATGGAGCGGGCCAAGGCCTACCACGGCACGATGCAGTTCCTGTACAACCTGGCCGAAGAAACGAACAACGACGACATCTACGAGGCCTACCACCTCATGGCCAAAACGGAAGGCGACCTCTTCAGCCCGGCCGTCTACTACGACCCGGCGGTCGTAAGGCCTGAGGACGACCCGTCCGACCTGGAGCCGTGGGTCACCCGCATCGTGCCGTGGCACGACAGCGAAGGCAAGCACGCCACCGCCTACACCGACTGCCACGCCCTTCTGCTTGACCCGTACGGCTGCCTCTCGTGCTACACGGACGACGAGTACATGCCGGAGCGGATGCTGTGGTCGTTCGGCCCGGACGAGATCCCGGAACACCTCAAGCCGTTGTACAAGATGATGAAAGATGCAAAGGAGGCGTGCTGAGGTAAGCGATGGTCGACCGGGCGACCTAAAATAGCCGTTTGGCCCGGTGCGGGCCCGCCACCATGGCGGGTATCGGAAAATAGTTATAGGCCCCTTCTGGGGCGTGAAAGGAGAAAAATCATGAAGTATGGCGAAAAATACGAAAAAACGTACAGAGACTACAGCAAGCCAGGGTTCGAGTTTTCCACCAGGCCAGCCGTTTATAAGCGCGCGTCGTGGGGTCTCTACCACACCAACGACGAAGGCAACGGCCTGTTCTACGGCGATCCGTTCACCGTCATGGGCGACCACCAGTTCATCGGCACTTGTGACTTCACGGTGGCCGGATGCAAGACAGAGAAGGCCGCTATCGCGAAGATCAGAAACGCCGTCAAGGCGATGAGGGGGTGAGAACGTGTACAGACTGGTAATCAAAGAGAAAAGGACCGCCCTCGGTGCGCCGCTGGAAATGTCCCTTCTGCTCAAATCCACCACGAAGCGCGAGGCCGTCACCGAGGCCCTCGGGCAGATCCTGGCCCTCGACCGGGCGTCGTTCAACCACATTGAGACCGCTTTTGTCGGCACACTGGAAAGCTACACCGGCAGCATCGCCGACCCGGCGAACTACGGAAACGTCGTCTTCCTGGCAAAAGAAAGCAAACACTATTCGATGTCAGATATCTACTGGGAGGTGAGATAAAATGTTCGGATTTCTGAAACCACGCAAGCAAGCCAAAACACCGTATACGGCAACCCGCTATGAACTGTTCGCCGACATGCTCAAACAGCCGCACCTTCTGATCGCGGGCGCGACCGGGTCCGGCAAGTCCGTCATCGTCAACGATCTCATTTACACGGCCATGATCGACGGCCAGTCCCGGTTCGTTCTCATCGACCCGAAGCGGGTCGAGCTGGTCCGCTACAAGCGGATCTCGCAGACCATCCGCTACGCCAGCGAACCGGACGATATGATCAAAGCCCTTCACGAGGCCATGGCCATCGTCGAGGCCCGCTACCGGGCAATGGCAAAGGCCGGGGTCCGCAAGTCTTCTGACCGCCAGGTCTACGTCATCATCGATGAACTCGCGGATCTCATGACCACCAGCCGCAAAGAGGTACAGCCTCTTCTACAGCGATTGTGCCAGGTCGGCCGTGCTGCCGGGGTCCATGTCATAGCCTGTACGCAGTGCCCGCTTGCCACCGTCATCCCGACCCCGATCAAGGTCAACTTCGACGCCCGGATCGGCCTCCGTACGAGATGCCGCCAGGACAGCCGGAACATTCTTGACATGACAGGATGTGAGACCTTGCCGAGATACGGGCAGGCCTTCTACATGACCCCGGAAGGGACCGACAAGTGGAACATCCCGATGATCCCGGACGATAAACTCGATGAAGCTGTGGAGTATTGGTCGTAGGGGCCGCAGGCCCCTTCTGGCATGAAAGGAGATAAACCATGAGACCTATTGTTAAAAAAACTTACAGGAGCGCACAGATGCTCAAGAACATCATCAAGGCCAAGGGATACGACGAGACCGAAAGCTGGCGTATGGTGCAGCAGATCCTGGACAATGCCCCGGACGGCGAGGACATGAGGCGATACGCCAACATGATCATCACCAAGGCAGAATGGGAAGAGATGTACGCATAGTAAAAGAGGCCCCGCGAGGGGCCTTCTGTCATCACCGCCAGGGTATTCGCCCGTTGAGTGATTCGCCGATATGATAACACACCATGCCAGGGCCCGCCATGTGCGGGTCTTCTTTCGTTCCGCAATGCCCTTGTGCGGTCGATATCGTTCGATACAGCGAGTTTTGCCCGGTCATCGATAAATCTATCGTCGCCACGCCAAATCAGTTCTCACGAGTTCCCTGTCTGACAATTTACGGATAGAAAATGGAGGGCTGTTCTGCCCTCCATGCGTCACTCGTCGTCGTCGTCGTCCTCGAGCATATACGTCTGCCTGAGGGCCTCCACGTCGACACGCTCCCGGCCCTCGGCGATGACCACGTTCTCCACCTGGTCACGGTATCCGTAATGGTTCTTCGCCAGGAAGATCCCGCTGGCCGGATTTATCTGCCCCTGGACGAGGTACGTTTCCAGCTGCATCTCGAGGACCGCACAGGCCCTTCTGATGATCGCCGCCTTCTCTTCGTCGAGGCCATACGGCATATAGCCGTTTGCATTGCCGCCCCTGTTGATCTCGTACAGCCTCGTTCTGTTCGTGCCAAGGCAGAAGGCGATCCCGCTCAAGACAGGCCGGGTGTTGTTCGTCACACAGATGGAAAAGTAGTCTTCTATCCGCTTTTGGATCTCGTCGGTCGTCGCCGTTCTGAGATTGAACATCGGCAGCTTGAACAGTTCCTGTCTGACCATCTCAAGCCGGGCAGACTTGTCCGGCTCCAACATATCGCCGTTGTGGCCAGTTGTTAGGAACTGCCCTTCCCCGGTGCCGTTGTGGGTCATGTGTGCCTTCTTCCATTCCCGCTCGGCTTTGGCCCTGGCCTTCTCTTCGTCCGTCATCCGTGGACGGCCCCGCTTCTTCTGCACTGATGGGTCCTTCTTTGTCGTCAAAATACCACCTTCGTTTCTGCTAACCACTTCTGCGCTTTATAGTATCCGTAGGACACCTTCTGCGCCCTTGCTTCTGCCTCTATCTTCCCTATCGGGGAGATCCTTACCCTGCCGTGGTCGATGAGGATCTCCCCGTCCGGTCCGAGTGTCTCGGTTCTCGTCCTCAGCCTCGCCCTTCTGCCAGCCTCTTTCTCGCACCCTTTCGAGCAGTAAAACCCGAAGGCACCGCCCTTGGTGTCGAACTCTCTATAACAGATATCGCATACTCTTATCATGTATCCACCCTTCTCCCGTTTACAGATTCCACCCTCGATAAGATGCTTTCTGCGACGTCGGCAAAGTCTTCCCAGGAGTACTCGTTGGTCGTCTCCATCTCAGCCTCAAAGGCGAAATGTTCAGCAACGGCTTTAATCGCATCAATCCGTCTGATAAGGTCACACATCTAATCCCTCCATTTCTGCCCCGCAATGGCCGCAGTAGTTCGATATATACAACCACGGTGTCGGCCACCCGCACTCTGAGCAACACGCATCCCCTTCCGGGTGGTATTCCCACCTTCCATGCACAACTGGTCTGACCTCGGCTGATGGCATTTCATCAACTATCTTTGCCATGATGTCGATCGCATAGCTTGCCGAATACCACGTGTGCCGCTCGTCCTTAAAGTCTTTTAACAGCGCACGTATCACGGCAATCTTACTGACATATTCACCCATCGGTCTCCTCTCCTTCATCGTGCAAATAACTTGCAACTAACTTACAACCTTCATTGCAAGTCCATCTTCGCCCCGCAGTTCGGGCAGAATTTGGTTTCCCACATAGGATGTTGCCATTTGCACTCTGAACATCTTACGACAGCATACGTGCCGCCACTTGTGCTAACAAGCCGCTCATGTGTCCAATGCCCATGCCGTACAGGCGTAGCATCAACGGTCGGCGCATCCGCTATCTCTTTAGCGTCCACATATCCGTATGCACCCTCTTGCTGTGCGGCCAATATAAGCGCATCAGCGTCAATCAGTCTCATCGTCTGCGCCTCCTTTATCCATTCTTGCCCCGCAGTTTCTGCAATAGTGTTCACGACTGACATCCTGAACCATCACCCTGTCTTTGCAGAGGTTGCATACAAGCTCAGTTCCGCCGTAAATGTTTGACCGGCCAGTACGAATCCACTTCCCATGCCTGGCAGGCACTGCGTCGATGGTCGGGGCATTGATGACCATCCCGTATATTACGGTTA